CGGGGAGCCGATCTCGTCCGAGCCACCATCCCCAACGGCCACCCGTCGGCCACGCTGACCGCACTGCGCATCCAGGCATCGGAACTGCTGCACACCGGAACCGATCCCGACGTGATCTCCGAAGCCCTGCGGCTGTGGTGCGACAAGCCGGGCATCGGCAACGGGCGCACGATCCTGGCGTCGCTGTGCTCGGAGGTCATCAAGGCCCGCAACGCGCCCCGCAACGGCAAGCCGCACAAACTCCGCGAGCTAGCTGACCTCGCCGCTGAAGTCCGCGCTGCCGAAGTACTCGAAATGGAAACCACCACCAGGAAGGCGATTCGATGACCACCACATCCGAAGCGATCGAAGTCATGGGCGTCGTCGCCGCCTGTCATCACCGCACCGCACCGCGCATGGACGACCGCCAGGCCGTCATGGTCACCGCCTCGATCTGGGCGGATCTGTTCAGCGCCTACAACCTAACGCTGGCCGACCTGGTCGCCGGCGTGAAGAAACGCGCGATGGCGCACGCCGACGCGCCTGAGCCGGCCGAGGTCATCCACTTCGCCCGGGAGATCCGCCGCGACCGTGATACGCGCACCGGCCCGACTGCCGACTACGAGCAGACCTGTGAACTCAAGGGCGCGGACACCCGGGAACTCGCCCGTAACCGGAACCGACTGCAAGGCGTGATCACCTCCATCGCCGACGCAAAATCGCTGGGGCGCAATGCCTGACCGCTACGGCGACGAGCCCGACGTCGAGCGCCTGGCCGACTACCGCTCCATCGACGCCTGCGATCTGTGCGACGACAACGGCTATCTCGGCTCGACGGTGTGCGACCACTACGACCACGCTGCAGCGGCTAGGCGAGGCATGGACATGATTCGCGAGGCGATGGGATGGAACCCGTGAGCGAACCTGTGATCGTCCTTGACCCGACAGCGCGGCGCATGTACTTCGATGACACCTTCGGCGCCTTCGCGGCATTCAGGGACCAACGTCCGGGTGTCTGCGCCACCATCGAGGCCGACCCGCTGGGAACGGTCAACCGAATCGTGCGGATCTGCCGCATGGACGGCGGCCGGCGCGTCAGCGTCAAGGCCGCCTTGGTGCCCATCACGGCCGGGACCACGGTGACGCTGAGCCGCGACGAGTCGACATGGGGCATCGCCGAGGTGTTCGCGCTCCGCGAGGGCAGCTGGCGAATCCCTCCGGCGGACCCGGAACCCCAACTGCGGGAGCTGCCACCGACACCCGGATGGCGCATCGACGTCAACGGCCAGACGGTTCTCCGCGCTGCCGATTCGGACATCTGGCCACAACCACCAGCGCCGCGCGTCCCGATGCGCCTACGGGCCACACAGGCGGCAAGGCGCGCGTGTTCTGAGCGACTACGCAGAATCGGTGACGCCATCGCCGACCGATTCGGGTATGTCCGCGACGAGGATCGCTGGTGACCATGACCGCCCAGGCCCGCCACATCGTCTTCCGCACCTCCAAGGCCGACGCCACCGCGGCCGACATCGAGCGATGGGCCGCCGTACGCGGGTGCATCGTCACCAACGCCCGCGAGATCCCGCAGGGCTCCTGCCTCGAATACGCGGGCAAGCGCCTGGAACCCACCGAGAACTGGCACATCTGGACCGCCGACGTCGTCATCAGCGAGGGGATCGAATGAGCACCAGCACCAAGTGCCGGCACTGTAGCGGGGGAGTCATCGACGCATTTTTGTGCCGCCAGTGTGCGGACACCCTGCGCACCGAACTGACCGAACTGCCCTGGTGGCTCAACCGGCTCACCGAGACCGCACTGGGCCAGACCCGCATGAGCGACAACGCCGGCCGACGATCCGCACGGCGCAAAGACCTCGACGGCGACGCCGAGCTGGCGTCCTGCATCGAAGTGCTACCCGGCGACGACGACCTGGAGAAGGCCCGCCGCAAGCGCGAGAAGTCCGCCCTCGCGCACGCGCTGGCCACCGGCGGCATTCACGCCCAGGCGAGCGAACTGCTGTCCGAGATCGCCGACGGACTGCGATTCTGGTGCCGCGCGCTGTGCGAGGCCCGGGGACTGGACTACGCGCCACATCGGCCCCTGCGCTCCCTCGGCGGCAATCACGCGCGCTGGCTGGCCTGGCATGTCGACGCCATCGCCGCATCCGAGGACGCCGGTGACATCGCTGCGGACATCCTCGGCCGTGACCGCAAGCGCGCCAGCCTGATCGACCAGATCGTGCGCGTCATCAACCGCCCGTATCGCTGGTGGCAGCTCGGTGCATGCCCGACCCCGGTACGCCTTGAAGGGCCGGCGCAGGACGGCCGGCTGCACCCGAACGCGCCATGCGCCACCGAACTGCGCGCCCGGGAAGATGCGCGCGAAATCCGCTGCCCCGACTGCCACAACCTGCACAACGTCCACCGGCTGCTGTGGTCGCGCAAGTCTGAGGCCGAAGCCGAACCCATGACCCAGGTACAGCTCACCCGCTACAACCGCGAACTTCCGCCCGAGTTCCAAGTCCCGCCTAGGACGTTGCAGCACTGGCTGGCCACCGGACGGCTGTGCGCCTGTGGCGACCTCGAAGGGGATCCGCTGTACTCGTGGATCGACGTGCGACTACTAGTGGTGCGACGGCCACAGGTCGCGTTGACGGGCGCCGCGGCACACCAGGCACGGCAGTAGCTTGCTGAGATGTCCTACCGCTGTGCTACTTTGGTGTCTGCGCAAGTGTTGTCTCTTCAACGCGTCCGCATTCAGACGCTCGAACCTTCACAGGCCGGGCGTTTTCTCGTAGGTCGACCGCCCTCGGCCTGAAGGGAATTCGCACAATGACCCACCACCCGGCAGCGCCGTTACTCGCCCAGGAATTCGGCCGACTGCAGCACACCAACGATCGCGGCGAGACCGGAGTCCTGCACATGCCCGGGTTCATGACCTCAGGAATGAGTGAGGAACAGGTCGCCGAGACGCTCGGGCCGCTGGCCACTGGACTGTCCGAGGCGATCATCGAGACACTCGACCAGCGCCACGGTTACATGGTCGTCCACCGCGACGAACTGGACGCCACAGCGCGCACGATCGCAGGAGAGGTCATGGCAGAGCAGGCAGTCGACGGCGTGCCCATCCACTGCAACCGCTGTCGCCAGGTCGTCATCCAGCGGCTGCGCGTGAGTGACTTCGTCAAGATCCACATCCCGACCGTGCTTGCCGCACTGCAGGCGCACGTCGAGGACTGTCGATGAGCAAGCCGAGCGCGCGTAAGCCCTCGATCCCGCCTCGACCACAGCTCATCCCCGAGCAGATGCGCACCGCACTCACGCAGGCCGGCGCAACGCAACGGGTTCTCAATCGTCAGCAGTGCATGGAGTTCGCCGTCATGCTTGCGGCCAACCTGGCCAATCTGCTGAACAACAAGACGCAATTGCCGTGGATCACTACCAGCATCGACAAGCGCTCTGATGGGTTCAGCCTGCACGTTCAGGTTCTGCCCGTGACCAGCGATAGCGATGTGGTGATCTGATGGGCGCGACTGTCGAGCGTGGTTACGGCGCGACTCACAAGAAGCTGCGCGCCAGGACTCAACTCGATGTCGATGCAGGACGCGCGTACTGCTGGCGCTGCACCAAACTGATCACGCCGGGAACCAACTGGGATCTCGGCCACGACGACGACGACCGCACCAAGTACCGCGGACCCGAGCATGTCGGCTGCAATCGGGCCACGTCAACACACAAGTCGGGCAACGTCGTCGACACCTCGCGCGTGTGGTGAAAGTGCTTGTGCCGCAACAACATTGGCAGATCGTTCACAACGCAAGGACTGTCGAAAGTGCTTGTGCCACAACGCGATACGGGGGGGGGTGGATTAGGGTCGTGACCAGCGAAAACAACGCGCGACGCCCTCTCATCTTTCATTTCCCTCCCTCGGATCGCGCGTTACGAATGTCGTTGTGCGGCAACAACTCTCGCGCGCGAATCCGATTGTGTACCAACAACTTTCGCGTAGAGCCATGCGCCACGTTTGCGTAACGTGCGGTCGCGAGTACGAGGCCAAGCGCAGCGACTCGCGGACGTGCGGATCTGCATGCCGTATGCGCCGATCGCGCGGAGCGGTAGCGATGCCTGAGCCGGCTGGGGGAAACTCGCTGGTGCAGGCAACTCGTCGCGAACTGGAGGCGGCCGACAAGGTCGACACGATGTTGGGCCAGCAGGCTCTGGCGCTGGCGGCGCGAATGTCTGGCACTGAGACGCCGGGCGGTATCGCGTCGATCTCGCGCGAGCTGCGGACCGTCATGGCCGCGGCGATCGGCCCGGTATCCAAGGTCACCAAGGCGGACAGTGTCGACGAGTTGAGAGCGCGTCGCGATGCCAAACGTACTGGTTAAACCGGCTTACGCGAACTTCCCGGCCTATACCGAGTCGCTCGGTCCCGAAGTCTGCGACCTGGCGACAATGGCAGGACTGCCGCCGGATCCCGAGCAGGAGCTGGCGCTCAATGTGCTGTTTGCGCTCGGCCCTAACCCGATGGTGTCAGCGGCGTTCGAGTTCGCGCTGATCTGCGCTAGGCAGAACATGAAGACCGCGCTGTTTCAGATGGCGGTACTGGGATGGCTGTTCGTCACCGATCAGCGCCTGGTCGTCTGGTCGTCGCACGAGATGGACACGACCAACGAGGCGTTCGAGGACATCGTGAACCTCATCGAGGGAACCCCGGTGCTAAGCAAGCGCCTGGACCCGGACTTCGGTAAGGATCCCGGCATCAAGCGCGGCAACGGCAAAGAGCTGATCAAGTTGCGCCCGAGCGCGGAATGCCAGTTCGGTCAGCGCATCAAGTTCAAGGCCCGCACCAAGGGCGGCGCCCGAGGTTTGACCGGCAACAAGATCATCCTCGACGAGGCGTATGCGCTGAAGCGGGCGCACATGGGTTCACTGCTGCCGACGCTGTCGGCGGTGAAGGATCCTCAGGTCGTCTACGGATCCTCGGCCGGGCACGCCGACTCCGAAGTGCTGCGGTCGATCCGCGACCGTGGCCGCGAAGGCACCAGTGCGCGGCTGGGATACCTGGAGTTCTGCGCCCCCGAGGGCTCCTGCGCTGAATCGAACTGCACCCATGCCCTCGGCGTGGAGGGTTGCACCCTTGATGACATCGAGTTCGTGCGGATGGCGAATCCTGCACTGGAGCGGCGCATCACCATCGACTACATCCGCGCCGAGCGTGAAGCCCTGCCGCCGGATGAGTTCGCCCGGGAACGGCTCGGCTGGTGGGATTCCCCTGACGTCGGCGCCGATGCGGTGATCCGGCCCGACATGTGGGCACCGCTGGTCGATCCACTGTCTGAACCCATCGACCCGGTGGCGTTCGGCGTGTATGTGAAGCTGGACCGCACCTCATCGGCGATCAGCGTGGTCGGCCGCCGCGCTGACGGCAAGATCCATGTCGGCATCGTGCCGGCGGTGCGCGGCAAGTCGATCGACTCACTGCCCGGGACGGCATGGATACCGGACCGCATCAAGGAACTGGTGCAGGAATGGAAGCCGTGCGCGGTCGTCATCGACGGCCACTCGGCGGCGGCCTCACTCATCACCACCATCGAGGGCCTCGGCGTCGAGGTGGTCAAGTCCAACGCGACCGATCTCGCCAAAGCTTGTGGGGCGTTCTTCGACGCGGTCACCGCCGAGCGTGACAGCGATGGAAGTCTGCGCCACCGCGGCGCCGGTCCGCTATCCCGGTCGGTGACTGCGGCCAAGCGACGCGACCTGTCCGACGCCTGGGCATGGGACCGTAAAGACAAAGACAGCGACATCACCCAACTGATGGCGGTGACGCTGGGACTGCACGGGCTGATTGAGTTCGGCCGCCAACCCACCGCCGAAGTGTGGGAACCATTTTGGACCTGAACCGTGGTCCGCGAGGATTCGGGAGACTTGTGACAGCCATCCAGGCAGTATTCAGCGCCACCGCCGCGGCCGTCGTCGTGGCGATCGCGCTGGTGTGCGTTGGCGTGGCGATGCTCGCTGGTCTCGGCTGGGCGCTGATCACCGCCGGCGCGCTCATCGGGCCGTGCGCCGTCGCGCTCGCCGTGGCTTTACTCCATGATGCCGAGGCGTCTGGATGACACTCCTGAGCAGGCTGGTCGGTACACAGCCCGTGCGCATGAACACCGACGAATATGTCGGCCTCTGCAACTCATTCAGCTTCGGCGGGCTCGGCTACGGCTATAACGGCGGCCCACTGAGTTCCGGCGTGCAGCAGACCCTGGTCGGCGGTGGCGCCGTTGAGATGGCGCCCAACACGTTCGTCGGACTGGCGACTCAGGCTTACGCGGGCAACGGCGTGGTGTTCGCATGCATGCTGGTCCGCCAGTTGGTGTTCAGCTCGGTGCGGTTCCGCTGGCAGCGACTGCGCGACGGAAAGCCATCCGATGGATTCGGAAGTTCCGAACTCGGGATCCTTGAGCGCCCGTGGATCGGCGGCACCACTCAGGACATGCTCTCGCGCATGATTCAGGACGCTGACCTCGCGGGTAATTCCTACTGGACGATCATTGACGGCGAGTTCGTGCGGATGCGCCCGGACTGGGTCGATGTGGTCGTCGAGGAACGCCTGGTGCGCGGCGGTTCGGGGGAACGCGCTGGCGGACAGGTCGGTTGGCGCAAGGTCGGCTATCTGTACCACGAAGGCGGTCGCGGAGCGACGAACAACAGCGTGGCGTTCCTAGCCGACGAAGTAGTCCACTACGCCCCGATCCCCGACCCTCTGGCCGCTTATCGCGGCATGTCATGGATCACCCCCGTCCTGCGCGAGATCCAGGCAGACCAGGCCATGACGCGGCATCAGAGCAAGTTCTTTTCCAACGGCGCCACGGTCAACATGATCATCAAGCACGCCCCGGCCGCCGATCCCGATGCGGTGCGCCGCTGGGCCGATGAGATGAACGCCAAGCACAGCGGCGTCGACAATGCATGGAAGAACCTCAACCTGTACCCCGGAGCCGACGCGACCCCGGTCGGTTCGAATATGAAAGACATCGACTTCAAGGATGTGCGCGGAGGTGGTGAGACCCGCATCGCCGCGGCCGCTGGTGTCCCGCCGGTCATCGTCGGACTGTCCGAGGGGCTCGCGGCGGCCACCTACTCCAACTATGGCCAGGCCCGCCGCCGGCTGGCCGACGGCACCGCTCATCCGCTCTGGCAGAACCTGGCCAGCTCCATTGAGCATGTGATCGCCAAACCGCGCGGAGCGGGCAATGATATTCGGCTCTGGTATGACGCCGACGACGTGCCATTCCTGCGCGAGGACGAGAAGGACGCGGCCGACATCGCCCAGACCCGGGCGCAGACCATCTCGACGCTCATCACCGCCGGATATGAACCCGAATCAGTCGTCAGGGCTGTCGAATCCGGCGACAACCGGCTGCTCGTTCACACCGGCCTGTACTCGGTGCAACTGCAGCCCGCCGGGGCCATCGAGTCACCGGCCGCCACAAACGGAGGTAGCAATGGCAACGCATGACCGCGCGGCACGGCCGCCGCTGGAAGGCGTGCGCGAAGCACCGTTTTCTGTGCTCGATTCCGGCGGCGATGGACTGACCCTCGACGGCTGGGGCGCGATCTTCAACCGCGAGACCATCATCGACTGCGAAGAGGGCAGGTTCCGCGAACTGATCGCCCCGGGCGCGATGAAGCGATCATTCCGCGAGACCCCGCCCAAGGTTCAGTTCGACCACGGACGGCACCCTACGATCGGCTCCATTCCCATCGCGGAGCTGGTGTCAGTCGCCGAGGAGTCCGACCCGCGGTACGCCCCCGACGGCGGCGCCCACATCGTCGCCCGGCTGTTCCCCAACTGGCTGGTCGAGCCGGTGCGCGATGCGATCGCCGCGCAGGCCATCAGCGGAATGTCCTTCCGCTTCAGTGTTGTCCGCGAAACCTGGACTACCTATGACGGCACCCCGATCCGCGGCGAGGACATGCTTGAGGCGCAGCTCGAGCTATCCGCCTACCTTCCCGACAGTCAGCTCCCGCTGCGCGTGCTGCGCGAACTGAAAGTCCCCGAGATGGGGCCGGTCACCTGGCCGGCCTACGCCGATACTTCGGTATCGGTCCGTTCGCAGGTCATCGACCTCGGGCGGCTCCATGAACCCGAGCAGCGCAAACTGCTCGCCACCGCCGTATTCCTCGCGGATGCGGCAACCCAGGATGAAGCCCCGCAGCGAGACGCCACCAGCCCCGTGCCGGTCGCAGTCGAGCGCCAGGACGACTCCGACGACGAGCAGCGAACCACCCCACCGTGCGTAGGTGAGCGCCCGTCGAAACCGTTGACTCGCAACCGTCTCCAACTGCGACAGCAACGGGACACCCTAATCGGCATCAAACAGAAAGGATCATCGCGATGAGCGACGACCTGACCACCGAGGACCGTACCAGCGGCCCGACCCTGACTCACTCCCAGTCCATCAAGCGACTCGACGAGATCCACACCCGCATGGAGGAACTCGGCGAACTCGACGAACTCAACGACGACGAACAGCGCGAGTTCGACGGGCTCGGTGACGAGTTCCGCGGCGTCGACGAGCACCGCAAGCGTCTGGAGCGGGCCGCGAAGCTCGCCGAGGTGCGCACCGGTGCCGCACAGGTTCCCGGCCGCCGCCTGCGTGTCGAGTCCGGTAGCCAGGGCAGCCGGTCGGACTACGACCGTGACGCCATCATGGAGCCCGACAGCATCGAGGACTGCCGATTCCGCAACCCGTGGGATCTGTCCGAGGTTCGCACCTACGGGCGTGACCGCGGCGAGACGAACGCCGAGTACCGCGCCCGCGCGCTGTCGGCCGTCGAGAAGATCAAAGGCACCAGCGACGACGTCCGCCAGGCGATGACCAAGATCATCGAGGGCTACGACGAGGACGGCAAGCTGGCCCGTCAGTGCCTGCTCACCTCCAGCCCCGCCTACACGCGGGCATGGGCGAAGCTGGCCACCAACCGTCAGCATCTGCTGAGCGGTGAAGAGCAGAGCGCCATCAGCGAAGCTCGCGCCATGTCGCTGACCGATTCGGCCGGCGGCTACCTGGTTCCCTTCCAGCTCGACCCGACCGTGATCATCACCTCGGCCGGTTCGCGCAACGACATCCGCCAGTTCGCCCGCACCGTCATCGCCACCGGCGACGTCTGGAACGGCGTCAGCTCCGGTGCCGTGTCGTGGTCCTGGGACGCCGAGGGCGCGGAGGTGTCCGACGACACCACCACGTTCGCGCAGCCCACGGTCGCAGTCCACAAGGCTGCCGGGTTCGTGCCGATCACCATCGAGGCACTGCAGGACGAGGCCAACGTCACCGCGGAAGTCGCCAAGCTGCTCGCCTTCGGCAAGGACAGCCTCGAAGCGGCTGCGTTCATCACCGGCACCGGCTCGGGACAGCCCTACGGCATCGTCACCGCCCTCGACGGCACCTCGGCTGAGATCAGCCCGGCCACCGCCGAGACGTTCGCACTGGCCGACGTGTACGGCACCTACGACGCCCTGCCCGCACGGCACCGCGGCGCAGCATCCTGGCTGGCGAACAACCTGATCTACTCCAAGATCCGGCAGTTCGACACCGCGGGCGGCGCCGGCCTGTGGACGACGCTGGGCAACGGCACCCCGCCGCAGCTGCTCGGCCGTCCCAATGGTGAAGCCGAAGCGATGGACGGCAGCATCAACGCCGCCGCCACCGCGGACAACTTCGTGCTCGCGTTCGGCGATTTCTCCAACTACGTCATCGCCGACCGGATCGGAATGAGCGTCGAGTTCATCCCGCATCTGTTCCACACCAGCAATAACCGGCCCTCCGGGTCGCGCGGCTGGTACGCCCACTACCGCGTCGGCGCGAACGTGGTCGACCCCGGAGCCTTCAAGCTCCTGAATATCGCCACCACCGCATAACCCAAACAGATTCGCGAGGACCGGCCCGGGGCGATCCCTCGGGCCGGTCCTCCGGGCCTGCATCCCGCCCAAGATCACCCAGTAAGGAGCGACATGGCCATCGTCAGAGCCAGGGAGCCGTTCGCCTACACCGACGCCACGGGCGTCCCGCGCATCGTCAGCCCCGGCCAACTCTTCGACAGCGCCGACCCGTGCGTCGTTTCGCGCTCGCACCTGTTCGAGGCTGTCGAGGTCGCTGCCGCGCGTAACGCCAGTACGGCCATTGAGACGGCCACCGCCGCACCCGGTGAGTCCCGTTCGGTGACCCGTCCGCGGCGCAAGCACTCCACCGACGTCACTCCAGTCGCCGAATAGACCAGTGGCCGAACTCGACACCACCGACGTCGAGACGTTCACCGGCGGCCGGCTGTCAGCCAACGACGACAACACCGAGGCGGTACTTGCCGCCGCACTGGCCGCGGCACGCCGTTACTGCGGATGGCACGTTTCCCCCGTTCGCGAGGATGACGAATTCACCCTCGACGGCCCGGGCGGAATCCTGCTGTCATTGCCGACTCGCGCGCTGATCGAGCTATCCGAGGTCATCGAGGACGGCGTGACGCTCACCGTCGCCAACCTCGACGTATCGAAAACCACAGGCACCGTACAGAAGCATCCGCGTGCCCGCTGGACAAGCCGCAACGGCGCCATCGCCGTCACGATGACGCACGGATACACCGAAGACCAGGCGGCCGACTGGCGCCGCGCGGTGCTGCAGCTCGCCGACTCGATGGCCGCAGAGGCGGCAGGCCAGCGAGAAAGCGCCGACCTGACCAGCAAGAAAGTCGACGACGTCGAATACCAGTGGGCCGGGGGAATCCTGTCCACCAATGATCGGCTCGCGGCGATGTTCTCGGCCTACCGGATCCTGCCGTCACCATGACACTCGGCGGCCAAACGGTCACCTTCATCAGCGTGACCGGTTCGGGCACCTACGACAGTCTCGGCGTCGAGGCGACCACCCGGACCGAGGTTGATGTGATGGGATGTCATCACCGGCCGTTACGCGCCGAGGAAACCCCCGAGTGGCTGACCAACATCGCTACTCAGATATGGAAGACCACCGCGCCGCCCGAGGCCGCAGCCCTGGCTGCGGATGCCAACGGCGAGCTGGAAGTTGACGGCATCGCTTATCACGTCATAGCCGGGGCGCAACCTTTCACGGACCTATCTGGACGGGTGCGCAAAGTGACCATTCTGTCCCGAAAGCAAGAGGCTTAGGAGTTCCCAATGGGTTACTACACCGTGCTGACCCCGTGTGTGGTGGGCAAGCTGCACTACGCGACCATTCCCGCCCAGCCGATCACCGCTGACGACGCGGTCGCAGCTGACCTAGTGACCTCTGGCGCGCTCGCCCCGTACCCGAGGCCGGCGCCCGCCCCTCGGGATGAGACCGAGCCCGACGTCGCGCAGCCCGTGGAGCACAAGCCTCGTCGCCGCCGAATCGCGAAGGGCTGAACCGGTAATCGTGGCCGATGAAGACCTCGCATCCCAGTTCGCCGACGACCTCACCGAAGCGGTAGAGGCGGGTGAATTCGACGGGGCACTAGATGAATTCATGGCCGGCACCGTGGTCGACACTTGGCGCGAGAACTCACCCGAGGACTCCGGTGAATACAAGGATTCGATCGAGGTGATTGATCCCGCGCAGGCCGGTAAGGGCCGCGTCGGTACCAGTCTTGGCTATGCCAACCTGGTCGAGTATGGGACCGCCGATACCCCGGAGTTCGCGCCCAGGCAGAAGACCGTCGAGCAGCTCAACAAGACGGACGTAGCGATCTGATGCCCACCCCGCCACTCTACGGATACGCCCCCGAGGACATCGAGACCGCCCTCGTCGCACACATGACTCCGTTGCGCCGCGCCGGATTCAAGCGCGAGGCCGGCGACCCGCTGCCGTTCACGCTGATCACTCACGTCACCGGCACCGAGTCGGCCGGCGAGGGATACGCCGACCCGGTGGTCTCGGTACACACCCTGTGCGACAAGACCATTGGCGCCCCAGCGGCGCGTGATGAGGCCACCAGAACCCACCGCCGGATGCTGGCGCTGCTGCTCGACCCGACGATCGTCATCGGGAATCGCACGATCGCCGTGCAGTACGTCGAGGTCGTCGAGCAACCGCGCTGGGAGTTCTTCAGCGACAACGTGTTACGAAAAGTAGGCCGCTACAAGCTCGGCCTGCCCTACATCCCCGCCTAGCCAGCGCACAGCCCAAAGCAAGACCACCCCCGTGTACGTCACACAGGGGGTCAACCGCCGACACCTCACATCGGCAAAACCCCCTGGGAAATAAGGAGAAAAACATCATGACGCTACCCGCAGTTGGCACCACCTGGAGCGGCGCAGGACTGGCCGACCTCGGCCCAGAATTCCTCGAACGCGGGATGCCGCTTCAGGTTCTCGTGCGTGATGCCCGTGGCGAGGCCACCGACATCAGCCCGCACAACTCCGACGGCTCCGTCAGATGGAGCCCGTTCAGCCAGGACAACAAGTGGCGCGGCGATCTGCTGGCCCGCCGCAAGGTCAACGGCTACTGGACGACCGTCGTCGACTCGAACCTGGGATTCCTGACTGTCGGCGCGTTCAAGGACGGGAACGGCCCGGCCTCAAAGCCCAACGTGCGCGCCGACCAGTTCCGCATCGTGCAGAGCAACTTCCCGTACCACACGGCAATCACCGAGGAATCTGAGGCATTCAGCTTCACCCCGGTCGACACCGGCAACCCGGTGGTGCAGCATCTGCGCAAGAACCTGCGCCTCTCGGATGTGGGCGGCAACATCATCGTCCCCGACCCCGGCCAGCTCGACACCGGCTACAGCCGCCTGGCGACCGGTGGCAACCCGGGCCGCCAGTTCTTCATCTGCCGGGAACTGCACAACGCCAACGGTTTGCCGATCTACAAGGTCGACGGCTACGCCCTGGCGCGGCTGTCCGACATCGGCAACAGCAAGAAGGACAAGAAGGACAGCGAAGCGTCCGAGCTGTCCTATGATCCCGAGCTCGACGGGTTCATGATGGCGATGGCCTACAACGCCCAAGGCGAGCGCGAGTACCAGGAAGTTCTCATGCACACCTGGTACGGCGGCGCGGGTTGGACCGCCCTCGGTGGCGTCCCGACACTGGCAGCCCCTGTTGCCACTGCCGGCGCAGTTGGAGTGGCTACCTTGGCGTTTGCCGTGCCGACCGGAACCGGCGACCCGTGGAGCTACGCCGCGCAGGCCAGCACCGACAGTGGCGTCACCTGGGGAGCGGCCATTGAGCCGGATTCCGTCACCGTCTCCAGTGGCACCGTCACCCTGCACCTGACCGGACTGGACGGAGGGGCGACCAAGCTGCGGGCCACCGTGACCGGCACCAACGGTGCGACGGCCACTACCGCGAACTCTAACTCGATCACCGTCGACGATTAGAAGTTCCCCGTGAACCTCACCGGGTGGGCGTGTGGGCGCGTTCCGCGGCCGTCCTGGGCGGCGCCTACCCGGTGAGTTCATCACGTCCCTCGCCCAGGGAATACCCTTCCGCCCGAAAGGAACCACCGCCCCCATGTCCGACAAACTCGCCACCGCCGCCCCCGAATCCGCCGCCGAGGCGCAAGCCCAGGCCAGCGAATACGATTCCGTCTTCGCCCCCACGGATCTCGCCCTCGACGACGGCGACGTCATTGAGATCCCGCCGCACCCGAACCTGCGCATCCTCGACGACGACCGCCTGGCCGCCTATGAGGAACTGCTGTTCGAGTCCGAGTCCTATGACCGCGGACCTGAGACCTACATCCCCGAGCAGAAGGCCAAGGACCGCGCGGGCAACGAGATTACGTTGCCGTCCGAGACGCGGCCGGGCGCACTGCTGGTGCCCTATCGCCAGGACGGCAAGCTGATCAGCCCGCCCTACTCGGTCAAGGTCGTGCAGGCAGTCCTCGGCGAGGAGGATTACGCGCGCCTGCGGGCCGGGAAGATCAGTGGCCGACGCGGTTCCGCCGGCGAAGTGTGGCGGATCTGGAATGAGCAGAGCCAGGCACTGGTCGATCGACAGGCCGCTGACCCAAAATAACGGCGGCGGTGTGGATCTGGCGGCAGTTTCCGCGCCAGATCGCCGTTGACCTTCGCCGCTTCACCGGCCTGCACATCAAACACTGGCACCGTGGCACCCGCGGGGATGACGGCGACCTGCTCCTGTCTTCCTATGAACTGCTGGAGCTGCTGGAGTACCTGCCCGAGACTGGTGCATTCAAGACCTGCGCCGAGCGTGGCGGGCGCTGGCCCACCTGGCAGCAGATGCTGGCCGAAGCGGTCAACGAGTCCTACCGGCTGCGGGCGGCGTATCACGCGGTCAACGGCGGCGAGGATTCCGCCTTCGACCCGTCTCCGTTCGAGTTCGTCGACCCGATCGACCGGCAGCGCCGCGAGCAGTTCAGGGCGGCCGACGCCGAGAGGCAAGCGGCGTCCAATTCCAACTTTGAAGCTGAACTTGGCTTTTCATGACCGATGAGAGGGAGGTGACCGAATGGCAGTGATCTACGCCGACGTTCTCACCCGTCTCGATGAACGGTCCGCCAAGGCCGCCGCCGACGAGCTGGAAAAGCAGTTCTCCGACGTTGCGGCCCGGGTTGGCGCGACATCGTCGGACTCCCTCGGTGAAGCACTGAAGTCCCGCATGCCAAAGCATGGCAAGGATTCCGCGGACAGCTTCATGGATGAGTTCGTGGCCGGACTTCGCGGTGGGATCACCGACGCGATGCCGCCTATCGTCTCGTCGCTGTCCGAGGTCAGCACCGCCATGAAGGCACTCGGCGCCGGTGGCGCTGCAGCCGGTATCGCCGCTGCCGCAGGGATCGGTCTGATCGCGGTCGCCGCGGTCAAGGCGGGCGAGGCACTCTACGACGTCGGGCAACGCTTCGACGCGCTGTCCGCGACACTGGCAGTCCGCACCGGGAAGATGGGCGCCGACCTCGAGGCGCTCAATGAGTCCATCGCCAACGTCGGCAAGAGCACCGCATCATCGCTGGAGTCCATCGCGGACATCGGCGGGCGGGTGTCCCAGTCGCTCAACCTCTCTGGCGCGCCGCTGGAGGATCTGACCAAGCAGATTGCCGACCTGAACCGGATGACGGGGGAGACCCTCAACATCCGCCAGTTCGGCCAGGATCTCCGCGGGTTCGGCATCGAGGGTGCCGCGGCGGGTGATGCTCTCAACGCACTGACTGCCGCCTCACAAAGCACCGGCATCCCGCTGAATGACCTGGTATCCACGCTCGGTAACGCCGGCCCCGCTGCCCGCCAGCTCGGCATGGACCTCGACGACACCGCCGGGATGATCGTCGCCTTCGAGAAGGCGGGTATCGACGCCGACAAGACGACCGCCGGGTTGAACCGTGCCGTGGCGCAGTTCGCCGATCACAACATCAATCTCAAGACCGGCCTACAGGACACCGTCGGACAGATCCGCGGATTCATCGACGCCGGTAATGATGCCGCCGCTGTGGACCTGGCGGGCAAGGTGTTCGGCGCGAAGTCCGCGCAGGCGTTCGTCGATGCCATCAAGCAGGGCACGATCAGCGTGCAGACCCTCAAGGATGGACTGGGCGACACCGGGGACACCATCGGCAAGCTCGACGACCAGACGTCCAACTGGCGCGAAGAGTGGGACAAACTCAAGAACACCGCATCGGACCTCGCGAACGTTATTGGCGATCCGCTGTTCCATGCGCTCGACACGGTGGCGAAGAAGGCGCTCGAATTCGCGAACAACCTACTCGGTGCAGGACCGGGCACCGTCGCGAACTCCGCGCCATCCGGTGGTGCACCCGGCTCCCCATTCGATCCGCAGGGCGTATTCGGAGGACCGGCGACAGCGAATCAACCTAATTCGCTCGACTCAATACTGCTTCCCTCCGATGTTGGCGTTCCTGGTCAGGTCATTCCACCGTGGATGGATCAAACGGCACCGCACACTCCGCAGGACATCGCCGCAGCCCTGGCCGATCCGGCCAAGAAGACCGGACTTCCATCCGCCCCACAGTTACCCTACGAAGTCGGCTACGGCCGGCCTCCCGCCGCCGGGGAATCGCAGGAGCATTGGCAGGCCCGGATGGCCGACATGGCCGCCCGCCATGATCTGGCCGAGAAGCAAGCGCGGCTGAACCAGCTCAGCGCCAGCGCCAACGCGACTGCGGACGACCTCATCAGCGCGCGTAATACGTTGGTCGAGGCTGAGATGCGTTCGTATGAGGCGCACAAGCGGCTGATGGACGCCGAGACGCAGAAGCTGACGCCCGCCGCCATCGCCTACCCCGACGCCTACGGGCAGGGTCCACGCGCGGGCCAGACGGCGGCGCAGTACTCCGCCGAGGGATCGGTCTACGAGTCCCAGCAGAAGCGCGCCCAGGCCGAAGCGAATCTGCAGCAGATGCAGGCATCGGGCACGGCCACCGCCGCGAAGCTAGCCGAGGCGCATAACGCCGTCGAGAAGTCACAGCGCGACGAGCAAGAAGCCACGATGCGACTCACGGCGGCCTACACCGACAACACCGACAAGGCCAAGAAAGCCAAGGAATCCCTGTCTGACATCGGGATCCAGCTTGATCAGGATTTCGGCATGTCCAAGGGCCTGCCCGGCCTGGTTGAGAATCTGACGAAATTCCTTGCGGGCCTGGCGTTCGCACCCGTCCTCGGCGCACTGCAGGCGGTCCAGGCAGCCAACGGCGGCTATGACGCGGGCAAGATGGGATCCGGTCTGGCGGGCATGGCGGGCGTGGCAGCCGGTCTCGGCCCGCACGATGACCCGGACAAGGCAAAGAAGGCATCTGGGCCGCCGCCGATCATTGCGCCCTATCACCCGGACCTGACGCCGACTGCTACCGCCGCGACCCCGGGCGGCTATGCGGCAATGGGCACGCCATACGGCGCGGTGCCGTCTGGAATGCCTTCCGGTGGTAGCTATCCGGGCGATGCCGCGCTATTGGCGCAGGTTCCCCGAGGTGGGAGTTACGACGCTACGGGCGACCTGTCCCTGGGTCTAGCCGACTGCACCAGCGGTATCGAAGATCTCGTTAACCTCATCGACGGCCAATCGACAGCGGGCCGCTCAATGGACACGACAAACGCCGGCGAATGGTTGAGCGCCCGCGGCTTCTTGCCCAATCCGACCGGCGCGAATATCCCTGGCGCGTTCAACGTCGGATTCTGGGACGGCCCCGGCAGTGAAGGCCACATGGAGGGCACCCTTCCGGGCGGCCGCAACGTGAACTTCGGCTCCGACGCCGCGGTGGCATCGGGTGGCACCGCCGGTGCAGCGGGCGCATTCGGCGATCCGACATTCACCTCGCACTACTACCGGCCTATGACGCCCGGGGCATTCGCCGGTGGCCCGGCCGGGATGGGCGGGGCGATGGGCGGCGGGGCTACGCCCGTCTTCGTCGTGAACATGCCCGGCGGTGGCGGAATCGGCGCTGCACTCGGCGGCGGAATCGGCGGCGCAGCGCCCGCCGTTGATGGTTCAGGTAGCCCGACTGGTGCCGCTGCTGCCGTCGGCGGTGGCGGTTACGCGCCGCTCTCGCCCACTGAACTCACAGGTACCGGGCTCACTAGCCCGCGGCCACTGGGTAGCGCTACCGCTGGACCCACGGCCCTGCGGCCGACGAGCATCGGCGGCGCGGGCGGCGGATCATCTGCGGGCGCTGGCAGTCCGGCCGGCATGGGAATCGGACCCGCGGGTGGCGGCATCAGCGAAGGCATCCCACTACTGGGCGGTGGCGGCACGGGAACCGGCATCGGCCCGGGCATGGCTGGACTTCCCCAGTCGGCCCCGTTCGGCGCCGTCGGTGGCCGGTCCGCACCATCAAACTCGGTCACGGGTGGCCGCGCGTGGGGTTCGGGCACGCCCGCATCGGCTGGACTGGGATTCGGTGGCGGCGTGATCGGCATGGCCGGTGGTGCCGCGTCCGGTGCCGCCGGGCTGGCAACCTCCGGGGCGGCGATGGGCATGGACGGCGGCATGGGTGGTGCCGCCGTCTCGGCAGCCATGCAGATCGGCATTCAGGAGATTCAGCGCGCCGCCGGTGCCGTCGGCCAGTACGCCGGTGCCGCTGTCGGTGGACTGATGGAGACGTTCAGCCTCAACGACTCCGCGCTCGGCGACCCGTCGCGGAGCTGGCTCGGCAAGATCGCCGGCGCCGCCGCCGGTGTCCGCCCGGCCCTACCCAACGCTGCGGGCGGCGAAGGCAAGCCGATGGCCGAAGCCGGCAAGGAGAAGAAGGACGAACCGCCCGGCCCACCCGGACCGCTGACTCCCGAGCAGGCTGATGCCACCAAGGCCGCCGACGCCGAGAAGAACGGCGGTAGCGGCGGGACGACGAACACCACCAACAACAACGTCAACGTGACCAATCAGGGCGCGAGCGAGGACTACACCGGCCAGACCATTCAGGCCCACCTCGGCGCACAGGCGATGGCAGGGCAACCACGATGACCAAGATCGTCTACCCGGCAGGCCCGGTCACCCCGCACGGGAAGGCTCACATCCGCCGCGGCGACCTGCCAATGGTGTCACTGATGAGCCCGAACGGACAGATCGTCCTCTGGCTCATGGGCGGACAGTCCATCGCCGACCCGTACGCCGCCCCGGAGTGCGTGCAGATCAACCGCGACGGCGGTCTGACGGGTCTAATTCCGCCGTGGCAGTCCATCGAGCAGCAGGGCGCCACCGAGGACGGCAGCACGTTCGTCGATGCCCTCTACGGCCCGATGGACATCACCGCCAAGGTCACCGCGATCGGACGCGACGCCCAGAACACCCGCCGCGTGGTGCGCCACCTGTTCGAGGCACTCGACGTCAAGCAACAGTCCGAACTCGGATGGATGACCCACGAAATGGGCTACTGGTGGGCGCCGGTGCGCTGGCAGATGCGCCCGCCGGATAAGTTCTCGGGCACCCCGACCCGCCAGCAGTGGACGCTGCAACTGCGCGCCAACTCGGCGTTCTGGCAGTCCTACCCGGACCTCGACGAGTTCGGGTTCCTCTACGAGGACATGTACGACGACTTCGGCATCAACTACAGCGGCGCCCAGAACCTCGGCCCGAACTGGCCGCAGCTCTACGCCGGTAATGGCGTCGGCTACCACTACGCCGACGGCCAGCACTGCGCATGGAGTGACGACCCAGACCGGTTGTTCTTCACCGGAACCCGCCGTGTCATCGCAGGCCCGTACAAGGACTACAGCACGCCCACCGATGAGCAGGAAATCAGCATCACGTTTGGAAATTCGCCGCAGTTCACGCTCGGTTCTGGTGCTGCGAACGACATCTGGGCCAGGATGGGGCGCAATGTCGACGGATCATGGGACGGCAACGGAATTCGGGCGCGGATCGGCTGGGGGTACATCCGGCTGTCGGTGTTCCGCGCCTTCGATGAGACCGTCCTCGCCTCGGCCTTGACCCTGTTTCCACCGATTCAAGACTCAACCTTCACGCTGAAATGCCTTGCCGGTCAGCGCCGATTCCAAATGCGCGTAAGCGGTTGGCCGCTGAACCTATTTAATGTCACTGACACTTATTCCATGATGGGCGGCGCCTACCGCGGAGTCGGGTTCGGGATGCAGGGCGGCGCATCGGTCTACACCCAGGCAACGCCGGGAAAGATTCGATACATCGACGTCAATGGCGAAATTTTCGAGAACTTCAACACCAACTACAGCCCGGGATGCGGCCCGAACTGGCCACTACGGTATGAGGGATTCAACGACGCCTATATCCGCGTTCACTCCCAGCGTGCTGAATGGATCGACAACTCGGGCACCGAGACCCAGGTCGTCGTGAACGGACCCTACAAGGACTTTGAGACCGCCACCGATAACCAGGTGGTGACGATGATCCTCGGAAGTCATCCCCAGTGGTCGGCGCAGGAATCCGGTGCCAATGACATCTGGGCGCGCATGGGACGCAACGAGGATGGCACCTGGGACGGCAACGGGATTCGTGCGCGCTGTACCCGCAACCGGGTCACCATCACGGCGTTCTCCAATTTCGCCGAAATCTGGAGCCGTGAAACGAAGATCGCCATCACCCCACATCCGGGCGACAAGTGGACTCTGGTCGCGGGATACGCCGACGACTCGCGACTGTTCACGGTGCAGCGCAACGGCGCGAAGTTCTTCAGCGTCAAGGAACTCGGCACGGCATCGCACATCGGTTCGAACTATCGCGGTATCGGGTTCGGCGTGCGGGCGGGCGGATCAAGCCAGACGCAGGCGACCCCGGCGATCGTGCGACGGATCGCGGCCGGTGATAACGCCGACTTCGCACAGACGGGATTCCTCGAGCGCCATAACGCGGGCGACCAGCCGGCCTACGACGAGTACACCTGTTACGGCCCGGGGACTTTTTCAGTCGCCAACGGTCCGAACAGTACGGACATGGTCGAGTTCGGACCCTTGGCCGTGGGAGAGATCGCCCACATCCGCACCGACCCTCGGAATAAGGCGGTGTTCGACTACAGCACGATCACGGGCGCGGAAACACCATCGGCACTGTTCGGGGCCAGCCCGTCGGACACGATGTACCGGAAGCTGAAGGGCCGCTTCACGACCGAGTGCGCGATCCCGCCGAAAGAGCCGGGCATGCGTGTTCGGGCGTACAGCCTGAAGGTCTCGATCAGGGGCGGTAACGCCGACTCCAAGATTATGGCCGCGCTCACGCCGCTGAGACGGTACCCACAGTGACAACGGCGACCGTGCCCGAGTCGATTGAGGTTCTGCACCAGGCGCTGCGCACCGGGACGCCCGAGGAACGCGCCGCCGCCGCGCACCGCCTGGCCGACATCAAGTCCGCCGAGCAGACCGACATCGTCGTCACGGTGCATGACAAGTTCTGGCAGTCCGTGGGCCAGATCGGCGACTATGGCGAACTGTCGCTGGATATTCCGCGCAACGTCGTGCCGACATGCGACATCATCCTCAAGGGCGGCGACGGGTTCTCGACGTCGGGCCCGTCGGCGCCCGATCCGCACATCCCACGGATGCGCATGTGCCGCAAGGAACTCGTCGGCATCACCGTCGAGGTCGGCTCGATCCGCTGGGCCGGATTCGTCGACCACACCAAGTACTCGTTCCGTGGCGGCAAGCGCCAACTGGTCGCGAACTGCCTCGGGATTTTCGACCTGCTCAACTACATGTACGTGCTGCCCGAGTGGTACCTCCCCATTCAGAGCCAGCCGTTGTCGCACGCGGTGTTCCTGGGACCGATCGTCAGCGTCATCGAGACGATGATCGCCGAGCAGGCCATGCGCCTACAACTGGGCCTCAACGAGTTCATCAACCAGGCCGGTTCGCTCAACCCTGACTTCCGGGCATGGTTCGGCACGCTCAAGCAGAGTCACGGGAATCTGCTTGAGGCACTGAAGACGCCGATGTACGTGGTGCGCACACCGTTCCTCAAGGACACCAGCATGATGGTGGCCCGCACGGTGCGCATGGAGAAGATCGGCGCCGTCATCGAGGACATGACGAAGGCATACGGCGTCGATGTCCGCATGGACCTATGGAAGCCGGGAGATCCGCAGCCCGACAAGTGGGCCAACCTAACTAAGGCGACCTACGTCGTCACGGTCAAGGACCGCCTGTCGACCACCGGGCCGACGGGCACCATCATCGACTCGATCCTCAAAACCGTTGTGGATACGACAGGTTCGTTCTTCGGGGAGATCGGCGACGTCATCCAGAAGGCACCCGGGGCCGAGGGCGTGTTCATCTCCAAGCTGGCCGGCGTCGACTTCGAGCAGCCCATCGCGGTCCTTGTTGACGGGCCGGATAACGCGTTCGTCGAGTTTGACATCGACGACTACCACCCGCGTGGCCACACCATGATCCTGGGCGGTCGATCGCCAACCTGGGTCGGTGCCCCTGGGCTAATACCCCGGGGGCACCGGCCCGGAGGGCTAACAATGAGTCAACAACATGATCAACATAACCCTGAGCTGGCTGATAGACGCGATCACCATTTTCATCGGAATCACCGGCGTCCCAAGCACATTGCTCGACGGATTCCTCAACGATGCGTTCCTGGCGTTCCAATCCATTCAGATGT